ATACTCATAAGGTCTTTGTAAGATTGTTGTTATATTAGAAGAAGCACTTGTTTTAAAATTAACACTTCTTATAATTCTTGTTTCAGCAGGAAGACTAACAACTGGATTAGATGCTGTAAAAGAAAAAGAGCTAAACTCTGTTAGCCCTACATCATCTAAATCTTTTATTAAACGTATCTCTGCTTTTTCTACAAAAAAAGGTATTTGATCTGCAAATTCTGTAGAATCATTTTCTGTTGTATTTATTATATCTGTTTTGAGAAAAGAAAAATTAGGCATCTATCTAGCCTACAAATAATGTAACACTACCTGAATTAGGAGTAGATACACTTACTGTTGCATCACACCTAACACCCATATCACCTATATAAATATCTGCTGTTCCACTAGCTGGAACTTGAAACTTTATCTTATCTCCTGTACTATCAGCTATAGCAAATGTACCTGCTATAGTAGAATATGCATGAATAGCTACTATTCTTGTAACACCATTCGTTGCAATAATTACTCCATCTCCACCTGATTTATTTACTGCTGTTATATTTTTAGCCATCTATTATCCTTAAAGTATAGGGAGAGTATTTTACTACCCTCCCCAGTGGTTAGTGGTTATGCACCCTCGTTACCTACGTAACTTCTCCAGTCAGATACTCCAAAAGAATATCTTTCTCTAGCTTTGAAACGTAAGTTACCAGTATCAAAATCTGGTTCCATCTTGGTTTGTAAAGGTGTTCTATTAAACATCTTTGCACCATTTGGAATATCAGTTTTGAAAAAGTATGCATTAGTATCAGTGAATCTTCTATTCACAAAGTAACCTTGTGGAATAACACCCATACTTCTAACAGCATTAATGTCATTTACGTTAGTAATTCCATTACCACCATTAGCAGCAGTAGTTGTTGAATACTCACTTTGTAATACTTGAGCTGCAGTAAAAGTTAAATCAACAGGAACATGTAATGATACAGCTTGTGCACCTATTAATATTCCTCTATCATCTTTAGTCTTTTGAATCTGTATAACAGCAGTTTCAATAGAAGCTTCAGATAATGCTGCTCCAGTATATAAGTTAGTCTGCGTACCTGCTGATATAGTTGGATGAGATGCACTAAAAAATGGTTGACCATCACCTATAGCATCAGCTGCTGCAGTGCTAAAACTATTATTAAATATCTTAGCAGCTTTTACCTGCTTAGTATTTGCCATAGCTCTAGCTAATCCTTTTGCTCTTAACTTTGCAAAAGTATCATATAGATTGTCTTCCATTGCTTCTTCTGTGACAGCAAAAGCTAAAGCTATAGTCTCGTTGTCGTAACGAGCTGTATAACTTTCTTGAGCATCATCAAAAGAAACTGATTCACCCTCACCTTTTACAGGTGCAGTTCCAAATCCTGTAAATAGAACTTCTTCTTCAAAAGCCCTATCAGAATTTTCTATTTCAAAAAGAGGTTGATGTTCGTCATTTACCTCACCATACTCCGTACCAAAAACTGCATTCAATCCTGGTAGGAGTTCTTTAGCAATACTTGCTCTATTTATAGCCATATATTATTCTCCTTTAGATTATGCAGTTGACGCAGTTGCAGTGACATATCTGTCTCTGTGCGTGTTTAAAAATACTTCAACGATTGGAAAAGCATCAGTGTCGTCAGTTTCTTCGCCATCCTTTTTCTTACCAATCACTCTTGCTACTTGTTCTGTTTCTCCACCAGAAGCTGCTAGTAAATAATAACTAGAGTTTCCAGTTGTTGTATTACCAGAACTTGCTGTAGAACTAACAGTACAATTATAATTTTTTTGTACCATTAATTCATTAGCAGATAATGATAATGAACATTGAATATAGTAAGTTTGATTTGGATCTGTGATGATAAAGAATTTAACATCTGAGTATCCGTTTGCAGAAGTTCCTGTTGTCCAATGTCTACTAAACTTTTGTTCGCCATTTAACACAAAAGAACACCCTGCAAATATACCTGAAGGTTTTAGTGTTGCTGCTATAAAAGGTGAAATAGTTGCAAAGTTTGCACCTGGCAGTACAACAGGGTCTCCTGTAAATATTTTATTAGTACATGCTCCACCTGATGTAGGTGAAAAAATATCTGTGAAAGAACCAGTGTTGTAAGCTCCACCCTTTTTCCTAGCAGGAACGAAACCTTGAAAAGCTTTTACATGAGCCATGTTTCCTCCTATTAAGTTAAAAAAGTATTAGAGAATTAACTCTGAAATTTTGGAGTTCTTCCTCTAATGGTTTGAGATTTACTTGAATTACTGATTGGCATTCTAGAATTATTATTCTTCATTAATTGACTGTTAACTGCTTCCATTAATGAATCAGTCTTATCCTTATAGTATGCCTTTCTAGCGTCAATACGACCAGTAGGTATTTTACCTAACGCAACGTCTCCACGACAGACTGCTCCAGCGTATTTACCTTCATCCCTCACGATAGATGAATGTTCCATCTCAGGTACTTCTTCCTGAGAAACAAACTGCCATCCTTCTTGCATTTTCCTACCTATATGGGAAACATCATCTTTTCCCTTTAATGTAAGTCTTATCCATCCTAATGTCATACCTTCGTCATTGAAACGATCTACAATAGGTTTAGGTATCTCTAATAAGTTTGGTTCTTCAAAAGTATATGTTGTTTGTTCTTTAGTATTATTTTCTCTGAGTTGAGAACTACGTGTGTTATTTGTTCGTGTCATTGGTTACCCTCCACGTCTAGTGTTAATATTTGTATACTCTCCTTCAGCTTGAGTAGCTTTTCTTTTTTCTAGAGCATACTGTTCAAGTGGTATTCCCCACTTATTAGCTAGTCTAACATCATCTTTAGATAGTCTAACTTTTTTTGGGTTAGGAGTAGAACGTGAAGCTCCTGCTACCACCTGAGCAGGCTTTGACGTAACCTGCTGGCGATTATCTTGAACATTTCCTTCATCTTGAAATTTAGTAGGAAATGATTCTCGAATTCTTTTGTCAACCTCTTGATAAAATTCTACATCATTAGTTGAATATCCTTCTTGCTTTAATTCTGCATCTATAGCTAACGCTGCTGCAGTCATTACATTATCTTTGCCAAACCAAGTATTTTGTTGTGCCCATTCTTGAGCTCTTGGATCTGGTGCTTGTTGAGCAACAGGTTGTTGATATTGTTGTTGAACAGGTTGTTGTTGTGGTGCCTGTTTAAACTTTTCTTTAGTAACATTTACATTTTTTAAATCGACCTGAGCTTCATTTAACATTTCTTGTGCTTGTAAAAGCTTATCTTGATCTCCAGCTTCATATGCATTTTTATATGCTACACGAGCCATATTTAATTTATCTGTTAATTGTTTTTCTGTTACTTCTAAATTCTATTTACTTACAGTAGAAAACTCAGTTTCTCTTTTTTTAACTAAACCTTGTAACTGTTCGTTTTGTTGTATAAGTTGAGCTATCTGGTCTTCTTTATCTTTTCTTTGTTTAATTAGTTGTCTTATTCTTTTCTGAGCACCTTTAGTTTCTATACCTTCTAACTCTTTAGGTTCCTCAGTTTTTTTATCTTCTGTCATTTCTGGTTCAACATTAGATGGAGAACCATCATCTTCATCTATTGTTTCTTCCATTTCTATTTCTACTTTTTCTTCTTCTTGTTTAGGAGTTTCTACATCTCCCCACTTTTCATCATCTTTCATATTACCTCCGTTGTGTACGAAACAAACGCATTACGTTTTAAATTAATTATACAATAGGATTATAAGCTATGCAAATAAATTATTCACTATTTATAGCTAAATTAAAGGTAGGATCTAAATCTTTAGGACTTTCTACCTTCATAATAATTTGATCATCATATAATAAAATATATCGTATACCTTTATATTTTATTTTTTGACCTGCATGTTTACCATAGCAGACATAATCATCTACTTCACACCAAGCTCCTTTTTGAAACTTTTCCATATCATGATAAGCTAAGTCACCAACTGCTACTACTTGACCAACAGTTGTAAGATAAGCCATATCTTCTTTAGTAGAATCTGGTAAAATAATTCCACCTTTAGTTTCTGATTTAATACTAACAGGTCTCACTAGAATATGATAACCTGGTAGTTCTGGTAAAACATCTGGATTAGGAACTTCTTCTTTTGTAATCCACATGTCATTTTTTATGGAACGACCCATAGGTACAGTTTGCATATTACTCCTCTTCTTGATTTATATTTTTAATAATAGTTACTAATTGCTGACGTGACCATTCAATACCTCTAATTGTACCAACAATATGTTTATACTGATCATAGGATTCTGGACTACCATCACCAAGAATATTTTTTAAGTTTTGAATTTCGTCACCAAAAGCTTTAATAGCTTCTTCAAAAGGACTACTCATATTTTATTGACTTAATTTTGTTAATAGTTCAGCAGATTTTATTTTCTCTTGACTTTCAATTCTATTCTCTTCAAGAGACATATTNACTAAAGCTTCTAATGCTTTCATTTGTTGTTTACTTAATCTATCTGCCTGTGCTTTTTGTTCTTTAAATTGTTTTGTTTGTTGACTATCAGCTACTTTTAATAATACTTCACTTTGTTCCATTTCAAGTTTTTGTGCATCTAGTATTGCTTTTGCATTATCTTGCATAGCTTTTAATTGTAGCTTTTGCTGTTCTAATTTTACTTTCTGTTCTTCTAATGCTACCATTTGTTGCTCTGGAGATTTAACTAATCCCATAGCTGCATTTGCATTTGCTACTTCTTTAGCAGCTTCTGCCATAGCACCTTGTACTACTGCAGGATTTTGTGCATCTTGTGGTGAAACATTTTGTTGTAGTTTCTGTTGTGTCATACCATTAATCTGTTCTTGATATTTCATTACAGAATGTTCTTGTATATTAGCAGCTAAAATAGGTTGTAGTTTTGCCATNACAGGATTAGCTCCATTTTGTGGATCATTTAAATATGCCATCTTAACTTGTATATGTGCATCATGATCTTGTCCTACAAATGCTGCAATAGGCATTCCTTTAGATGCTGCCATAATATCTGATACAGGATCTAATTGTTTAGGTTGTACTTTAGGTGGTAGTATTTCATCTACATTAGGAACATTAGCTGCATTTAATATTGTTCTATTTAATGCTTCTAAGTTAAACATTCCTGGTGGTGATTGCTGTGCCATTTGTAATGCCATCTGTGCTAACATTAGTCTATGTGCATTACTTGGTATATTAGGATCACTTACAGGAAGAATATCTACTCTACCATCAAAGTCTTGTTTAAATATATTTCTTTCTGCCATAGGAACATCATAAGGATATTCTTCTGGTAGATAGTCTAAATTTATTTGTGCTAAAATTCTAAATTCATCTTTTTGTGATTTATGTAATCGTTTATGTATAGCTGTAAAAAATTTACTTGATGCTTCAANCAATGCCATTGTAGTTCCAACTGGTCCATAGTTAGCACCATCTGCAATTACTTGTTCTGTACTATCAGCAAACTTTTGACCTGCTGTAGTCATAAATCCTAGCATTTGAAATAATGTAGTAGAAGGTTCTTTATATGGTAATGGTACAATAGCTTTAGATAAATCAGCACCTAATGCTTCTATCTCTTTAAACTCACCAGGTGCAATAGGCTCATTGTCACCAACCATACGAACTCCTTTTGCCTTAAAACCACCTGGTAAGTTCGCAAACTGTCCTGCATCTACTAAACTTCTCATAGCTGCTGTTGCAGTCATTGTTATATTTCCTAAGAAGTGCATTAGACCCAGACCATAAAAACTAAAACCTGGTACAAAACGATAATGTACAAAATGCATATTCTTTGTTTTTGTAGCATCATCAGGTTTCCAGTTTCTTCTAATACTTAAAACTTTTCTTGATTGTTCTTCTACTGTTACAATATATGGACAGGATTCTCCTTTTTCAGTTTCAGAATCTTTAATATCTAAAAAACAATGTTGTTCTAATAAAACATATTGTGGATCTAAATCAGAACTAGGAGATAATCCTAAAATAGTATCCATCTTTTCTGCTAAAGATGTTTGAACTGGATTAGCTGGTTCTGGTAAATCTAAATCAGAATAAACTTCATTACGTATTTCTTTTGCTAAGTCTACAGGATTACGATAGATAACATGAGTATATCTTTCTGCTTTCTGTAAATTACTTGCATAGTAAGAAACATAAAACTGGTCTATAGGAACAAACTCTGATACAGGNCGTTTTAATGTTTCNTCATAGTATANTTTTTTAAATGCTGAACCTAATAAAGGTAAATGAAAAAGCATTCTTTCAAACTCGTCAAAGTATTCAGGCATTTGGTCTGTAACTTGATAGTTCATAAAGTCTTGAACTCTATTTGCCTGTAGTTCTTTTTCAGGAGTTACCTTACCTAATATCTGTGCTTTAACTGGACCTTTAGCTGGAAATAATTCTTGTGATGCTTTTGATTGAAACTTAACAGCAGATTCTATAAGGAGAGGATGAACTGCTGTACATGCACCTTCAAAAGGTTCTGTTGCATCTTGTATTTTTAATCCTAATAAATCAAATCCTCTTTCAAACATAGATTCCCATTCTCCTCTAGAATCTTTATCTGCAACATAGTTATCATATACACTATTAGATATTTCATCTAAAGTTTCTCCATCTAGTTTATCTGCAAGATTACCATACCATTCACCAACTTCTGTTGATGCTCCCATTTCTACAGATTCTTCTGTGGAAGAAAAATCAACAGTTAGACCACCATCAGGTTCTACTTCAAAAGATGGTTCTTCTTCTTCTTGTTTTTCAGGAAGCTGTATTACGTTAGTAATTTCTTTTTCTATTTGTTCAAAGGGATTTTTTTCTGTTGCCATTATAACTCAGCACACATATAACAATTAATTTCTAAGCCTACTTGTATTTCTTTTATTATTGGTTTTTTCCACATAGGTATTCCTTTCAAAATAATATTTATTGTAGCATTAAATTCGCCAGTATGCAACTCTTTTCTTTCTTGGAGCATCTTCATAGTATGGATCATCTGGATGTGTTAAATGCCAAGACTCTTTCATAAAATGTATTGCCATAGTTAAAGCATCTACTTGGTCATCATGGGCACCATGTGGAAACTGTAATAGTTCTGTAAGTAAATCATCAGACCACTTTTTATGTTTAGGTATCCATACTCTTCCTGCTTCCATCATAGGAGATGCAGCATACACTCTTGCTACTTTATCTTTATCTGGTATAAATTCTTGTACAGGTAGTCCAGCTCTTCTCATATCCTGTATTAATGATTGACCACTTGCTTTCTTTTCTACAATACATACGTCTGGTCTATGCTGATGGTATAAATCTTGTGCCATCTTTCTAAGAATAGGATATTCAAATCTACCTTTTATATTTCCTAGTAGAATTAAATTAGATGGATACCCTTCTTCTCCATATTCATCTTGATCATAAGAACAAAAGATCCCCCATGTTTGTATTACACTAAAATCTGCTGTTGTTCTAGTAGAAAAAGCAGTATCATATGTTTGTATTATAAAATCACAAGCAGGAGGTTCGTCATACTCCCACCATTGTATCCAATTTTTTTTAATTAGTCCACCTTCTTCTGGTGTTGGGTTCTGCATATACAAAGATTCCCAATATCTACTACCATTAGAAGCTTTAATCTCTTCTTCATCTACTTTTAATACTTCATCTGGCTTCCATTCTGGAAAATAAGAAGAACCAACAGGTAAATCTAATAATTTAGAAGAAGATTCATCTACCCATGCTGGTATTTTTACAACCTCCCAAGGAATAATTCCATATTCAGAAATATCTTCTTGTTGTTTTAGCAACCATCCACACAAATCATCATAATGATACCTTGTATTAATAATTAATATAGAACCATTAGGCATAATACGTGTTCTTAGTCCAGCTGGGTACCATTCTTTTACATATTTTCTACCTGATTCTGAAAATGAGTCTTCTTCAGACATAACATCATCAAGAATTGCTATATGTGCACCACGACCTGCTATCTGAGACCTCACACCTGCTGCATAATACGTTCCTCCATGCGTAGTTTTCCACTTTCCTGCAGCTCTTACGTCTGAACGCAGCGAAACTCCCCCAAAAATCTTAGAAAAGTCCTCTTCATTGACTAAATCTCTTACACTTCTACCAAAATCACTAGATAATTGGTCACTATGGGACACAGTTAGGATTTCATGCTCTGGATTTCTACCAATATACCAAGCAGGAAAGAGTTTAGAACAGATTACAGACTTCGAGGAACGTGGAGGAAGAAAAACCATGAGACGTTTTATCTCTCCACTTTCTAATTGTTTAAGTTTTTCTGAGATAACCTCAATGTGCTTCCCCATCTTCCAATCTGAGATGAGTTTCGGAGCCATTAATCGTACAAATGTAATAAAATCTATCTTAGCTTCTTCTTCTACTTTCTCGCTTAAATGCTGGTGCAGCTCCATATAGTCTAAAACTGCATTGTTAGACACTTCATCATTGATATTTGGTTGCATAAAGGACTCCTAAGTTTTCAGTATAACTTATTTTTAGAATTAACACAAGCATTTTCTAAAAGAAATATTCTGCTTCTTATTATATATATATATATATATATTATATATAAGGATACAGCAGTAGTAGTATTAGGAATATAGTACTTATAGGCTAAGATGTCTAAGAGTAATTAGTATATATTATATATACTATATGTAACTCCCCACTAAAAAAAGATACCTTAATTTTTTGGTAATTATGTCACAGTGGCATATATATATATATACTAGCACAGCTATGTTTTTGTGGGCACCGTAGATGATACAGGCTCTGCAGGTCATCATCCTTGAGCTAAGAGATACCTTAATAGGCATTGTTATATTGCCAAGCGAAGCTTGTCTTTTTAAATTATGCCTCTGGCAGAAAACTTATGAAAGTTTTATCATCACCAAATTAATAATTTGGATAATANNATTAGCTATTGTCATAATCTCTGTATATATCCTTCCTGTTATCCTATCTTATTTTTTTATTCTATGTAATTATTATGTTGATAGTTACATAACTTAACTTAATAAGGAGTCCATCATGGATATATCTAAATTAAAAGCCGAGTTAGCTGAAGCTAAAGCTAAGATTGAAGTATTAACTGCAGTAGCTAAGTATGAATGTAGTACTTGGATTAGTTCTGTACCTAATAATAATGGTAACTTAGCATCACCTATTAACTTACCTATGATTGGTAATGATGGTAATGTAGTCAAGCAAAAGAATGCTGATGGTTATGATGTAGTTGCAGGTACTGAATATAAAGCTTGGGTTCAGCTTATTCCAAGTAAAGATAAGAATGGTAATGAAGGTTTCATTATTAAGCTTACTGGAAAAGCTAAGAGTGATGTTGAGTATGAAGCTGAACAAAAGCTTGAAAGACCTACAATTAATAATGAAGGTACAGTAGAAGCTCCAGCTAAGAAAGAAGCATCTACCGAAGTTCCGTTCTAACAGAATGGATACAGAGTCTCAGGTATCTCCCTGCTTGAGGCTCTGCTTTTTTTTAAAATNATGGGGTCACATACAATTACTAATACGTTTGGTTTTCTTATCTTTACTTATTATTTATTGTATTTTTTATTGATTATAACCAAGGAGTTTAATATGACTTATGCATTAAAAGACTTAGANAGATATAGAAAAGAAGAAAGAAAGCGACAAAGAATTTTAGTTAAAGCACAGAAAGATTTAGCAGACTTTAGAAGTAAGGTATATTGGGAAGACATAATGGAAGGCTTCTGGAAAGGAGCTGTATTTACTGTAGCTTTTCTAGGTTTATGCTGTACATTAGGTTATGTATTTGCTAAGCTAACATTGTAATAATAACATGAGAGAGTTCTGGCAAAAACTTCCATGCAGTAACCAGCGAAGTCTCTCTCACCCAAACAAGGAGATTAAAATGAAACAAGAAATGTTATTTAAATTAATATACAAAGACCTGCATCCTGATGTAGGACAGACAGTAGAACTAGATGGTACATACACACTGGACCAAGCATTAAAGAAACGTTCTTGGTTAAAAGAAACGTACAACTGGTATGGACCAGGAGTAAGAGTATTAATAGAAAGGATAGAATAATATGACCAAACAAAATCACATACAATTACTAATACGTTTGGCTTTCTTATCTCTATTTTTTATTTATTGTATTAATTTATAGGAGGATACTATGGGAAGACTTAAAGCTAAGATGATGGACGAAGAACAAAGTTTCTGGGAAGACTGTATAGACATGATGAAAGAATCTGAATCTATGCAAGAGTTCTGGGGACATTATAATGCTGCTGAAAAAGATGGTAGCATTAGTAGACCTGAACATATTTTCTATGACTGAGTTTGAAGAAGCAGCAGCTGAAGCTTGGTATGAAACATGGNCAGATTATATAACACCATTAACATAGGAGGATAAGATGGGACTAGACCAATATGCATACATAAGAGAAAATATTAAACAGTTTAGTTGGAGAAAACATTCTAAATTACAACAGTTTATGGAAGACATATGGTATAAAGATTTAGGTAATACAGAAGAGTTTAATTGCAAAGAACTTATTTTGTCTAAAGATATGCTTGAAAGATTACTAAAACGTATTAATAATAATGCACTACCTAAATCAGAAGGTGGATTCTTTTATGGTCATCAGTTTCAAGATGATGCAGCAAAAGAAAATAAAGAACAAGATATTAAGTTTTGTAAAGAAGCATTGAAAGCTATTGATGATGGATGCACAGTAGTGTATAGTTGTTGGTGGTAACATAAATTAAAATGAAAGGAAATATTATGTGTAGTTTAATGGACGTAACAGAAGATAAAGTAAAAGCAATAGTACAAGAAAGAAACAAAGATGTTAAATGGTCTTGGGCTATTGATATACTAGAAAGACATATAGTACATAAAGAATATATTAGTTCAACAAGTTTACTTACTGCATTAGAAAGAGTTAAGTGTGGCTAGAGCTAGTTGTCATAAATGTGGTGCACCAGGTGATGTCATAGAGTTTGGCGTTGTCTGGTGTGGTAAATGTTTAATTAAAAAATATGAGGTAACTTATGCAGACTTTAGAAAAAGCATTAGAGAATCTGGTACACAACATGGAAATACTACGAGATACTTTAAACAAACAACATAAAATGTTAGAAGAATTTACTAATACATTAGATTTTATACGAGATGATATATCTGAATTAGATACTAAAATCAATGAGATAGAAAGTAAACTTAATGATATGAAAGGAAAGATTGATGACATGGGAAGGTAAGTATGACTGGACAAGTCACAAAGAAATAGCAGAGAAACTAGATAAGAATAGTAAAGAAGAATTATCTAGTATGCTTGGAAAGAATTGGATTGACGTACCTATTNAAGATATAAANAATATGATACGNCAGTTTGATAAAGAGTTGTTGCAACACAGTATAGAAACTTCTGTTGCAGCTTTTAATAATATAAAATGAAGGAGGACATTATGTCACACAACGTAGAAACTATGGCTTATGCTGGGGAGTTACCTTGGCATGGGNTAGGTGTACCTGTATCTAATGATATGAGTGCATACGAAATGATGGAAGCAGCACAGTTAAACTGGACTGTTAAGAAAGTACCACTGTTTAGATTAAATAATAGTGCTATTGAGCAGGATAATTCAAATCCCTATCATGGTGGTATGTTAATTAAAAATAAAATGGCACTAATAAGAGAAGAAGATAACACTGAGCTAGATATTGTAGGTAAAGATTGGCATCCTGTACAGAATCAACAAGCCTTTGATTTCTTTTACGACTGGGTCGAAGAAGGGAAGATGGAAATGCATACAGCTGGTTCATTAAGTAATGGCAAGATAGTATGGATACTTGCTAAAGTTAATGAAACATTTGAGGTGCTTAAAGATGATGTTGTTGAAAGTTATATGCTGTTTACTAATCCTCATTCATTTGGGACTTCTCTTAATGTTAGGTTCACGCCAATTAGGGTTGTCTGTAATAATACTTTACAGCTTGCTCTTGGTCAGCATAATAATGGTATACGCTTAGACCATACTAAAAAGTTTGACCCACATATGGTTAAAGATGCACTTGGTTTAGCCTCTGATAGTATGATAGAATATAGTAACAAAGCTAAACATCTTGTTAATAAGATGAGTACTAAAGAAAGTAGAGATGAATACTTTAGACAGTTATTTCCTATGACACATCATGAAGACCAAGTTAAAGGATATGTGCGTAGTAAGAAAGCAGCTAATGCAAACCGATTACATAATACTGGTACACCAGGTTCAGAGTTTGCTAAAGACTCTTGGTGGGATACATTTAACACAGTTACATTTATGTATGACCACACATTAGGTAAAGGTAATGCATCTAGACTAAGAAGTTCTTGGTATGGCGACGCAAGCAAAGCCAAGCAACATGCATTAAGCAAAGCATTAGAGTATGCTGATGTAGCTTAACGCAGTCCTCCCAAAGATAGGAAATACTACATGTAGATATGTGTGGTTTTCCTATCTTTATTTTTTATTTATAGTAATATTTATTTACTAATACGAATGGTGCAGCTATGAAACACGTACAGGAAAATGCTTAATTCGATTCCTGTCCCTTCTAACTGGGTATAAACAAAGCCATTAACATATGACAGGAGTATAATATGATAGACCCAAATAAACTTATAGAAAACTTACAAGAAGAAGAACAGAAGATATTAAATGTTGCTGCTAAATCAAGATTATCATTAACAGCTTATACAGGAGCATTACTATCATTAGGTTTTGGTATACTTAAAGATACATTATTTAAAGGTAAACCTGAAAAAGAAATAAGAGAACTATTATGGATGTGGTATGCTACTGCTTGTTCACATACAGAAAAATGTAAACCACTTATAAAGAAACCAGATGATACAGTACATTAAAATAAATTAACTTAAAAGGAGAATGACATGGGAACATGGCACATAGATAAAGACAGACTAAAGCAGATACTTACTAAGCCTATTAAAAATAAAAATGGTACTGATAAGCTTGGTGATGGACTAGGTGATGATAGCTTTTATGATTTCTTATACGAATTAAATAAGAAACATGCAGCAGATAAAATAATTAATGCAGAAGTTATAGACTGGTTGACTACACCTGATAGAGAAAAACTAGTATGGTTGCAGCCGTCAGATGTTAATGATATAAAAAATAATACTGTTACGTATAAGTATGGTAAACCTACTACATCACCTAGCTTATTAGAAAATATAGANAATGCAATAGAANATAAACTGGAGGAATACAAATGAATAAAGAAAAAAATATAAAAATAAATGAAGGGTTTATGCTTATGTCTGATATGGCTTGGCAATTAATTAATCGCATAGAAGATTATGATAAGGTTCAAGCACATATGTATAGAAAAGAATGGAATAGAGTTCAAGCAAGTTTAACTAGAGAAGGACATAAAAAGATACCAGAAATAGGTGCAATATCAGGAGATAAAAAATGAATACAAGTGAACAATATAGAAATACAATGGCAAAGCATTATAAACAATTAATAGGTCATACTATTACAGAATATGTTTTAGATGATAAAGATGCAGACATAGAACCTTTTCCAATTTTGATTACAAAATATAAAGGTAAAGAATATCAAGTTGTAGTTAGTCGTGACCCAGAAGGAAATGGTGGAGGGTTCTTAGAGATTCAATTAATTAAAAACTAATAAAGGAGATAAAGATGAGTAAAAGATTTAATCAAATGGAAGCAGAACACTTTGCATCTTTAGTACAAGAAATAAATATATCTAAATATTCTCAAAAAGAATTTAGAAATATAGTAGAAGAAATATATATGTCTATCTTTAGACATAATACTAAAGGAGAATATGTAATAGAAACTATGCCTAATGATAAAACTAATTGGAAGGTTTATAAAAATAGTCAAACTGTTAATGAAGCATTAAAAATAATAAAGGAGCAACCAAGTGAAAAATAAACTTACTACTACACCTAGTATTAAACAACAACTTGTATATATTATGGAAGATATAGTAAATATTTTAGAGACTATGCATCATTCAGAATATAATGTACTAATGCGAGAAACTGATATAGAAGAACTATTACGCTTGTCTAAAGAAGGTAAAAAACTTACAAAGGAATTACAAAAATGAAGTGGACAGCTACTATTACGCTTAACTTTAAAAAGAAACCTAGAAAAAAAGATGTACTCTTTCATCTCTTTGATATGTTAAAGATTAATAAGATTGAGTATGTACTAATACGCAACAACAATAAGGAGAATAAAAATGAACAATAAAAAAAAATTAGAACAGTTAATGGAAGCATTAGTAGGAGATAATGCTATGCAAAGATATACGCATACAGAAATACTTGCATATGCTTATGATTTAAAAGATAGAGATTATCAAACTGATACGAAGTATACATATATATATGGAGATGAATGTCCTGATGTATGGACTAGTTTAGGTTATCATCTACATGATAATGACGATAGAATTAAATTACAGTTTGTTAAATATCAAGAGAGAGGTAGTTATGATGAGTAAAATAATAGGATATCAATATGAAATAATTAAGACAACTAAAAATGTAGATAGATATACTATAACTTCTACTGATAAGTTATCTCTTGATGAAATAGAAGAACAAGTAAGAGAAGAATGTTTATTTGTANGACAAGCTAAAACAATTACATTAGATAATTTAACAACAGAAACTACATACATAGGTAAAGATGGTATACTATCAGAAGAATCTATTGATGTAGTTAAAGGACATGGAGATATAAATCATGAAGACTAAGATACATATTAATCAACACGTTATTAAATCTAATCATAAGAATAATAAAAGAGACCCAGTGATTACTGTTAAGACTTATAATAGTAATAACTATGGGCATCAGGTTGAGATACTAGGACCAAGTAAAGTTATCTATAGTCCTGATAAGCCTCTATCTTGTGGTGCTAAAGTGTGGATAGAAACAGATTCAAAAGTAATTGTTATACCTGACATACCTTATAGAGAAAGAAAGGAAAAGAAGAATGAACAAGTATGAAAAAATAGAATGGTTACACTTTGCTATATCAGAAGCAATCAATGGTAATACTGGAGAACTTACTAATGCGTTACAAATAATTGAACAATTAAGAGAACCATATTTAAAGGATAAGAAGGATGTTAAGAAAGATAAACCCTATTGCAAAACTATTACGCCTTCCACTATTTCGTAATAGACTAGTACGCAATAAGAAAAAATATACAAGAAAGGAGAAACATAAGAATGAACAAAAATAAAGAAAGATTACGTAGAGCTAAACGTACTGGTCACTGGTTCGCACCAGTAAAGAAAGACAAGACACTNTGGTTGAACTATATTTTNCCTAGTAGTATTAGTTATATCACTAATATGCTTAATACTAGTACGCAATTAGTGTGGTTTTCTTATCTCTA